CTTGTTTTTTAATTTTCTTTTTCAATTCTTTGATGGCAGCTTCTAATTTTTTTAATGATATTTCATTTACCATACCACTCTCCTTTTTGCCTTGTTTTTTTATCATCTTTTGTTTTTTAACCCAATCCTTTGCTATTTTGTTTCTAATTGGTTTTTTTAAAAATTGATTAATTCCTTTTTTTACCAACATGTCAAACTTTGATTGTGCTTGTTTTGGTTCTAAATGTTTTGAATTATCAGCCATATAAAAGTTGCTCTTAAATAACCGCTTCAATTTTGCCATGTTGTCTTGTACATCTTGCCAACTCTTTTTAGCTACATCAACAGGAACAGTTCTTTCTCTTTTTTCATTTCTATCTAAAGCAGCCTCTAAAGTTGTGTTGACAAAAACCATGTATGTGTCATATCCGAGGTCTTCTAATTCTTTTTTTTGTTCTTTTATCTTATCAATTTTATGAGCAGTACCATCAATGATTACACCTAATTTTCCTTTGGTGTATAGTCTTAACTTTTCTTTATTTAATTCCTTGGCAAATGGTCTCATATTAGAACCACCTTGATCCGTAGGTTTTATCAAATCTGCAAATACATCAGGTGGAAACTTATCTATCTCAATCGTACCAAAATACTTTTTTAATAAATGTTCAAACTCGGTATCTTGATTTACTAACTTCAGTCCTCCAACAGATGTAGTTAATGTTTCAGGTATACCAAATAGTTTTTGAGCTACAAATGTCTTACCACTACCAGGACCACCAGCCAAAAAGATAGCCTTGAATATGCCTTTATCATCAACACCCTCAAGAACCAATCCATCAACCACCTCATCTATGATTGAATTAATATTTGAACTCCATTGAAATTCCTTTTTCAATCTACTTTTTTCTCTACGTCCTCTGTTTTTTGATTGACTTTCAAATCCCACTATCTTTCCTCCCTTATGAGAAGCATCCTTTCCATCTCCGTTCCCATAAGTGCCTTTCTGTCGGTTATATTTGTTCAACTCGGCTCTGTACTTCTTAGCCTTTGGTGATGATTGAAATTTTTTGTACTCGTCTTTGTAATCTCTACCTTCTTTCATCATTTTAGCAATCTTTAATAAAGTTTCTTTGTCTTTTTTAGACAACATTTTTAATTGTCTATCTTTTGCTATCTTTTCAAGTGACTTTTTATAAGCAGATGTAGATTCTTTTTTTGTAGGTAAGTCATCGTGTTTGGTTTTAGCATATTTCTTTACACTACTCTTCTTCATCTTTTTAGCAGCGTCTTGAGCATCCTTTGAAAACTTACCTGCGGGTTGTTCACCCTTTTGTATTGACCGAACAATTCCCATGAACTTCTGTTGTTTTTTGGAAACTGATGGCATTTTTCTACTTAAATAAATCTGCTATAGCACTACCAGCAATATAATCTGGTAAATCATTTTGTAAATCATCTTCAGATACACCTTTAGGGTATTTTTTCATAATAGCTTTTGCCCAAGAATTTCCAAAAAAACCAGTTTTATCCTTTCTCATGTTAGCTGCTACTTTTTTCACATCTACTTTTTCTTTTGAAATTTCATCGATTCTCTTATACTGTTTACCATTTATTTCAACTATTTTTTTCATTTTAACTCCTCATTATCGAGTTGATAATTCTTTCAATATTATTTTCAGGTGTTTTATTTTGTACGGATTCATTAACTGGTCTCATGAAAGCACCATGTGTGGATGGATTCGATACAAAATCAAATGCTATAAGTTCAAAGTCAGGTTGTACCTCAACAGTTCCGTCCTCACCGTTCTTTTCATTTACTGGTTCTACACTACCCAATCCTCTTGAACTAATTCCTAATTTAATACCTGATTTAAACAACTCCTTTAATATGTTACCAGCTGGTGTAGACAATACCTCAACAGTTCCTAAAAGGTCATCTCCGTCCCAATGCATCTCAACCACATTATGTGAAGCATTGTTTAGGTTTACCACAGAAGATTCAGGATGGTCGAGTTCTCCCAAAGCTCTTCTTTCTTGAACATTTGTGTCCAAGTATTTTCCAACTTCTCTTAATAATACTTCTCTTGGATATATTCTACCGTTTTGATTTTTGGATTCTGCTCTTTGTAATACACCCTTGACAACCAACTTACCGTTGTTTTCTTTTATAGACTCGTCTATCTTTTGTCTTGAAATCTCAAACGGTCTAACATCTACTAATAATCTCTTATCCATTATCCTACATCTCCTGTGTATACAAAGGTTACAGCACCTTTTGTTCCTCCAGCCGGAACTGTTTCCCAAGCAACTGGATTAATATCTAATCTTACAGGTCCATCCGCAGTTATTACTGAACCACTTTCATAACTAGCTAAACTACCAGACTCATAAGCAAATCTATAAGTACCAACCTTATTGATTATAATATAGTTTGGTCTATCAGAAATTACTTGAGCTGATGGAGTGGTTGATTTACCATAAGCAGTTTTAGGTCTGGCTTTTGGTGTTTGTTTTTTACTATTATTAGGATCTGCTTGATACATTTATTTGCCTCCCCAAGAGCTTCGTTTTACCCAAATATCAAAAAGGATATCGGATACTTCTTTTCTTATTTCTTTTTTAATTTGTTTTAAATCATCTTTTGATATTGCTTCATCAACAAACTTATAGCCTGTTTGTTTCTCAATATTCTTCTTTCTTTTCTTTTTCATTCCTTTTTTACTAAAAGCATATGGTGTCTGATAGGTGTCTATACTGGCAGTAGTGGTTATTTCTTTTAGTTTTCTACGAAACAACCTACTGGCTAATTCCCTAACTAAATCCTTAAATTTTGTTGAGTTCTTTATCGAGTTCATAGTATCTCAACAATTGCACTATTGATTTATCTTCGGTTATTTTTCCTTCAGTTAAACAAAACTTACCTATACAATTAACTGCTTCGTGTAATTTTATCTTTAATATCTTATCTTTAACTTTTCTTATTTTTTTGTTAAGTCTATTTTCTAATATTGGTAATTGATTTTTCACAAACGCATTAAAATCATTGGTATTGGAAATATTACTTATGTATTCTTTCAATACTTTCTTTTGTTCAGAAGTTAAATTAGTATACTTTTTATTGAACTTCTCCAACAACACTTTATACGACAAAATTCTTAAATCCTTGTCTTTCATTTCGTTTGGAATATAAGAATCTGTTTTTTTGTCTTTTATCGTTGTGATGTTTTCAACAATGATAAAGTAACTCTCTGTTTTTTCATCTGCATTCAACGTAGTAAAACCTTCAAATAATTTGTATATGGATGCGAATAATTTATAATTTGGAATTTTAGATGATAACATCGAGTTCACTTCATAGTGTCTTTTAATCTCTTTTATTATATTATACTTTTCTCTTCTTAAATTTATATTGCTTAATTTACTCCTTTGTCTTAATACTTCGGATAAAAAATAATCAGCTTTACTTTCTGATTTAAACTTTTTTTGTATTAGTAAATTATAGAGGGCTAGTTCCTTACCCATCTCCGTATTTTCGTTGAATTTCTTTTTGATTATCTTTAAGGCCACGGAGTCTTTTTTCTTATTTAATACGTCAACTGTTACTTGTCTGAGTAAAAACTCAAATAGTAGTCCCGTATTCCTCAATTTATTGTGTTTAAAATTGCTCATAGGAATTCCAAATTATGTAATTATTCATATATAAATATAATAGTTTTTTAATTAAGAGAGTATTTAACTAATCCTCTATTATATTTTCTTCACTTAACATAGAAGATTTATTTTTAGGAAATTTAGTCTTTAGTTGGTCTAATATACCTTCACGAGCAACTAATGTGCTGGCTTTTGATGTAGCTAGAGGTGATTTACCTTTGAACTCCCTTTTACCAAAACTACGATGTCTTTTTTGTACCTTACCATCGTCCTCACGAGGTTTATTTTTACCGAAGTATGATTTCTTACTACCACCCCAATCTTCACTTCTACCTACTGAGAAATCGTCATCATCCTCATCATCAGTTGGTTCTGGTTCTTGTGGTTCTTTAGCAGGATCTTTACCCTCATCCTCTATCTGTGTTAATCTAAACTTTTGTTTTGTATCCTCAACAATACCTTCATATATTTGAGTCTTCTTGTCATCTGAGAAATCAAATATATTGTCGTAAATCCATTGACGACTAAATAGTTTAGTATCTATGGCCTTTTCGGCTGCTTCAATCTGTTGATTTAACAATTCCAATTTCTCTTGTTCATGTATCATGGATGGATTTTGTAACTCTAAATCAAAATTAATCAAATCAGCATCCTCAAATCCTTGACTATACAGATGAACAATACCTATTTTGGTCAATTCACTCACGATTATCTTTTGTAATCTCTCAATTGTACGAGCAAAACGAACATCCTCAGCAGCTAGTGTAGCCTTACCACCACTCAAACCCTCTTCATATCCTAAGAAAGCTTTTGGTATTCTTAAACTAGCCATCAACTTGTTTCTCAAGTATTCTATGTCGTCTATTTGGTCATTGTTAGAAAGACCTGGTAGGGTGTCAATCTCCGTTCCACTATCTCCACCACGAACAGGTAAGAAGTAATCTTCTGTCACCGACTCTACATTATATTTTAAATTATACTCACCTGTTTTTTGGTCGATAACAGGAATCTTTTTCATCTTGTTGATGATTCGTTGCATGAACTGCTCAACTTCTCTCGGTGGTATATTTCCAACATCAATCTTGAATATTCTTTTTTCTGGTGCTCTCATGATACGATGTATCAACATAGCATCTTCCATAAGAGTCAACTGTTTGAATATCTTTCTTCCGTTTTCTAATAGAGACCTACCATAAGGTAAGAAGTTTGTATCGGATAGAAGTCTGAAATGAGCCATTTCATAGTTTTCAACTATCTCCTTGTGTTGGTCGGCAATCTCAAACTGAATTAATTGTGGATTAGCAGGATCGTGGTCTTCTAATCGTGTAATGTCATAAGCACTAATCGGTTTGACATTTACGACTCCGTACTTATCCACGATGTCCAACTGAAGATAAAAGTCACCATACTTGGTCATGTTACGAATCCAACTCCACAAGTTAAACTCTATGTTGATTACATCATAAAACAGGTTGTGTAATATTTTTTCAACTTGAGCATTCTCGGTTTTTATTTTTAGTATCTCACCCTCAATATTATCAACCGTGGATTCATCCGAATATATGTCAAGAGCCGATGCTATAATCGGGTCTTGATCCATCAATTCATAGTCTTTAAATAAATCGTGTTTTCTAATCTCGTAGGCAGCTCGTCTATTTTGAGCAACCGCATAAGGATTTGAATACGTGTTTTGCATCAACCTTTGGTATCTATCTATAAAGTTTGATGTTAAACTTGTTTGTGTGTAGTCCAAATCCTTTACAATCAATCTGTTGTCATCAGTTTTTCTGATAATAACATTTGATTGAAACAGTCTACCTAATTTTGTAAAAATATTATCTGCCATAATTTACCCCAATAACCAACTTAAATCTTCTTTCTCACCCTTAATCTCTATTTCATAAGGATTGCTTTTTGGTTTTATGTCGTTTGTCATAATTGGTGTTCTTTCATTTAAGTTACCTATTGCTCCCAACATGCTACTTTGAAATTCGTTCCTTTCGGATTGTATTCTGATAGCAGTATCCCTAATCCATAACAATATGGAATAAGACATTACCAAATCATCATTGTATCCTTCAAGAGCTTCGGTTTTACTATTCTTATATATAAATACAAAAAGTTCATCAATTAATCTTGTTGACTTTAACTTAACCATTTTTTCACGAGTATACTCTTCCATTTTAGCAACAATCAATGGTTTTGATTTCATTGTTGTTGAAAAACCAGGTATTTTATTTCTATCAATGTTTCTATATTTGTTCGTGTGTTGAATGTCCTCATCTACAATGAGATGATTTTTTTCTTGATAAAATAAATTTTCGTATCCTCTATCGATAATTGTCTGTAATGTAGCCCAACCTATGTTGTTATTTTCAACGACAAGTAAAGCATCATTGTACTTTGTTCCCAATTCTATGAGAAAATTACCGAATTCTGTTGTGCCGAGTTGTCCTTTATATTCCGCAACTTGCTCCATTTCCTCAATGTCAAAAACTTGTGCTGCACTAAAATCAGTTCCATCTCCCCTTGCAACATCGGCACAGATTAAATATTTTTTTGAATAATCAGGATATCCCCATATCCATAAATTTCTATCAAATCCACTCTTTTCATTTGGTTCACAGCACATCTTTTCCTTATACCATTCCAATACGGCAGGATCAACAACAGAACGACCAGAACTAAGAAAGTCAGCATCACACTCTTGAGCAGCCTGTGAAGGTCCTAATATTCTGTCTTGCTCTCTTCTCCAAGTTTCGTCTCGTTCAGGATGACAAGTCCAATGAAGTTTTACCGTGTTGAACTTGTTTGCACCATCTTGAGCATCTTGCCATGTTTTGTGAAACCAATTACCTACACCATTAGGTGTTGATATGGCTAAACAACGACCACCAGTAGCCAATGTCTGTTGAGCAGCAGTCCATATCACATCAATCTTTTCTATAAAAGCAGCCTCATCCAATATCAAAAGTGATAGGGCTTCTGAACGACCTGCACTTTCATTGGAAGCGATAGCTTTTATCTGTGAACCATTTTTGAATATCAATGAAAGTTTGTTGTTCTCAACAATAGCAGTTTTTAACCATGCTGGTAAACCTTCATACATAATACGAACCTTTGTAATAAGGTTTTTAGCCGTATCTTTAGCAGTGGCAATAACCAAAATGTTCTTATCGTTTTGAAACAACATCATCCACAAAGCATAAGCAGCACTTAATGTAGATATACCTAACTGTCGTGATTTCAATATCACGTTATAATCATTATTTTGATACTCTTTTAATACATCATACTGAAATGGATACAATTTAAACTTTATCTTACCTCGCTGTGGGTGTTGAATCGTACAATACTGATTGATAAAGTATGACGGTTCTTTTGCACACTTGAGATAGTTCTGTTTAATTGCTTGTTTTAAATCACTCATCGATGTGATTCCTTTCCTATAGCATGTGCTACTTTTTCATCGAATTGATTTTTTTCTTTTATCTCTTTCATCTCTTGTTCATACTCAGACAAAACAGATTCCCATCTTTTAGTTTCCATTTCCTTTACCCAATCTTGCCACTCACCCTTTCTGTGTAAATCAGCTTCAAATTCTAATTGACAATGATAACACCTTGACATCCTATTAAAAGTGTCTTGGTCAATATCTTTTAATATCATTTTATCACAAGTTCCGCATTTATCAAATCCTCTCGGTGGTATTTTTGTAATCTGCTTTCTCTTACCATCTTTAATTACCCATTTATGACCACGAGAATCAACCCATTCCTCACCTTCTTTTCTTTGAGATGTTTTCTTACCTTCATATCCAACTTGAATAGGGCGTTTATAAATACCTTTTGCCATTTTTCTTATTTTTTCTATGTTACTCATACTGTAATCTCACCTTCTCTACTTGTATACCATTTACGAAACTGTGCTGGAGTTCCAACTGTTACCTTGTTCTCTGGCACTATTTTTAATAATTCTGACTTGTATGATTTTGTATCACGACTATCGTTTTTAAAATAATAATCATCCCAAACCCTTTTTAAAACAAAACAATCTATCACCTTTGTATTGTAAATCAATATCTCATTCCAATAACTAGAGTTTTCTGTGCTCTGTGTTCTCATACTAGCTTGAACCCTATCTTTATGTTTTTTTAATAATTTATTCGTGGTATCGATATACTTTTTAATATGTTTTTGAACTATCGGTCCTAATTTTTTCTTG